AGATCAAATGAATATATGGTCTCAGCTTCTCCGACAGCTAATATAAATAAATTTTATATAGAAGATTGTGATTTTGGTTATTCCTATGGAGATACATCACAATATAATGCGTTTAGTGTATGGGGTATGACTGAGTTTATTATATTTAATAGCATTGTAAGAAACAGTATGTATTTTGATGGTCTTAATTATAAGATATATGGTGGAGTTATTCCAAAAGCTATTGAGTATAATGTTGAATCTTATAAACATGGAGATGGTAGTACAGATCAGCCAAGCACGTCACATGATGGAGTTACTATTGTAAGAATTATGGGAAAATATCATGATTGTCCTGGACTAACGGGATTAGCCGACGTTGGAGGTGGGAAATCATGGAATCTCGGATGCGAAATATATGATCCCCAAACAAGTTATTCTGGTGGTGCTATCTATGGGGATACTGCTGTAGATATTTGGTGTGATCAAGTAAATATTCACGACATTGTTAGCGGCTATGATTTAGCAGTCGACGCAACAGCTACAATTCTTCATCATGAGATTACAAGTGGCGGCTCATTTAGTGACGGTGGTGGAGGAATTAGCACATATAATGCTGAGTATAGGATCCCTGGTACATAAAATATTATAAAAGGAGGTTCATATGCCATATTTGAATGAGCATGCGGCTAGGGTTAGAAATCCCGCTTCCTTTGAACCGGACTCTTTTAGAAGTAAAGAATTAAAAGATGGAGTTCGATTAATTTTAGGTAAGTTAAAGAATGGAAATGGGTCGATGACCGTTCAAGCTTATAGATTTCCTGTAGACAATTTTACTGTTGAACAAGCTAGAAAGTGGCTAGAGGATAATAAAGTTAAATTTATTAAGTTTGAGCCCTCTTCAGAAATTGGAGAATCAATGAATAATAATGATTTAAAGCATTATGGCATTCTTGGTATGAGATGGGGCGTTCGTCGTGGTACTAGATCTAATTCTAATATGGGTGTTGGAAAGTATTCTAAGAATAGTAAACTCATTAAAGCTAGAAAAATTGAAAAGGGTTGGAATAAAGTGAAAAACGAGCCCATTTCAAAATATATGCAAAGAAAGAAGGCTGCTCAACGAGGTAAAAAATTAGCTCTAATAGCTTTAGGAGTTTATGTTCTTGGGCCTTCTATAATAAGAGGTGTTGGTAGAGTCGGTGTTCCAGCTGCTAAAATAGGTATCGCAGTTGGTAAACTAAAAATTTCTAATTTTAAAGCTTCTAGAAAATTTGAAAAATATGGTGGTTTCGATCCTATGAAAGTGGTAAATAGTACGATGCGGGATGCTCCAATTCGCGCACTTACAACTAATTTACTAACTGGAGGAAGATAACATTATGAATGATAATGAATTAAAGCATTACGGCATTCTTGGTATGAGATGGGGTGTGCGTCGTGGTAGTAATTCTTCTGGTGGTTCTGGTAGATCTTCTAGTAAGAAACGCTCTATTAAGACTAGTGACGATTTTAATAAAATTGTTAAGTTGAAAAAGAAACGCGTAGAAGAAATGAGCAATGAAGAAATTTCTGCAGTCATTAAACGCATGGACCTCCAGAGAAGATATAAAGATCTTAATCCATCTAGAGCCGATAAAGGTAGAAAAGCGGTTAAGGATACGATCTCTGGAATTGGTAAAGTAGCTGGGGTAGCTGGGTCAATAGCTGCACTTGCTGCCGTGGGTAATGCTTTTTATAAAAAGGTAGCGCCAAAGGTAGCGTCAATGGTAGATTCTCATCTTGATACGGCAATTAAAGGTATTCGTATAGGTGGATAAAATGGATAATGAAGAATTAAAACATTATGGTGTTCCTGGTATGAGATGGGGCAATAGAAGAGGTTCATCTAATGTTTCATCTGGTGGAGGAAGAAGGCGACTATCTTTTGCCAAAGATGCTGACGGACGAAAAGTTAATAGGCTTCTAGGTAAAAGAAATCGAACTTTCTAGGTAAAAGAAATCGAACTGCATTGCGAAGAGCCCTTATTTATGATGAAAGAACAAGTCTCTTTTCAAAACAGGGACGAGCGAATGCTAAAAAAGACATTGCGAGAGGTAAAAAAACAGTTGATAAGATAATGAATAGCAAAGCTTTTAAAGCTACCATTTACAATAAAGATGGAAAAAAGATTCTATCAGAGAAAGGGAAAAATTTTCTTCAAAGAATGAAAGATAATTATAATAAGAAACAATACGATATGGGAAAAAGAGATATTGCTGCCCTAAGAAAAGCTGGTAAAAACAAAGAGGCCGACGAATATCAAAAAGAGTTCGATTACGCCTTTGAAGGTTATAAGCGTTAATTGGAAAATCTATAAATTTCTCATTTTAGTATAATTTAGTTATTTTAAAGGAATAATTAATGTCCTTATCAAATACAGCAGTTCCTATTTATTATGGCCAATTTCGTGATAGAGTAATACGTGGAGAAATACCAGTATGTAAAGAAATCTCTATGGAGATGAATAGGATAGATCAACTAATAGAGAATCCTGGAATCTATTACGATGATCAAGCTGTAGAAGGTTTTATTCTATTTTGTGAATCTGAACTTACTTTAACTGATGGAAGTGATTTAACTCTTCTTGATACTTTTAAGTTATGGTCTGAGCAAATTTTTGGTTGGTACTATTTTGTTGAACGAAGTGTTTATGTGCCAGATTCTAAGAATCGTGGTGGAAGGTATATACGTAAACGAATTAAAAAACGTTTAGTTAACAAACAGTATTTAATTGTAGCTCGTGGTGCCGCCAAATCAATGTACGCGTCTTGTATACAAAATTATTTCTTAAATGTTGAAACAGCAACAACGCATCAGATCACTACTGCTCCAACAATGAAACAAGCAGAAGAAGTTATGTCTCCAATACGAACTTCAATTACTAGAGCTCGAGGTCCACTATTTAAGTTTCTAACAGAAGGGTCATTGCAAAATACAACTGGGTCTAGAGCAACTCGTCAAAAGTTAGCACCAACAAAGAAGGGCGTTGAGAATTTTCTTACTGGATCTTTGCTTGAAGTACGTCCAATGTCAATTGATAAGCTTCAAGGATTAAGGCCTATGGTTGCTACGATTGATGAGTGGTTATCTGGAGACATTCGTGAAGATGTTGTTGGGGCAATCGAGCAAGGAGCTTCTAAGTTAGATAACTATTTGATTGTGGCTATGAGTTCGGAAGGAACCATTCGTAATAGTAGTGGTGATACTATCAAAATGGAATTAAGTGACATACTTAAAGGAGATTACATCAACCCTCATGTTTCGATTTGGTATTATAAACTTGACGATATTGATGAAGTAAACGATCCAAAAATGTGGTTGAAGGCTAATCCTAATCTTGGAAAGACAGTTACATACGAAACATATCAGTTAGATGTTGAGCGGGCAGAAAAAGTTCCTTCTACAAGAAATGATATCCTTGCAAAACGATTTGGAATTCCAATGGAAGGTTATACATATTTCTTCACTTATGAGGAAACATTACCGCATAGGCGTAGAGATTTTTGGTCTTTACCATGTGCTTTGGGACTTGACCTTTCGCAAGGAGACGATTTTTGTGCTTTTGTATTCCTATTTCCATTACCAACTGGATCTTTTGGGGTTAAAACTCGTTGTTACATTAGTTCATTAACTTTGAAGAAACTTCCTGGTGCTATGAGATTAAAGTATGAACAGTTTCTAGACGAGAGTAGTCTCCAAGTTTTGGAATGTACTGTTCTAGACATGATGGAGGTTTATGAGGATTTAGACGATTTTATTAATGAGTCCCAGTACGATGTTCGTTGTGTAGGATTTGATCCATATAACGCCAAAGAATTTATTGAACGCTGGGAATTAGAGAATGGATCCTATGGTATAGAAAAAGTTATACAAGGAGCAAAAACAGAGTCGGTTCCACTTGGCGAGTTAAAGGCTCTATCTGGAGAGAGAATGCTAATTTTCGATCAAGAACTTATGACTTTTGCTATGGGTAATGCTATAACTTTAGAAGATACTAATGGTAATAGAAAGCTTTTGAAGAAGCGCTACGAGCAAAAAATCGATCCTGTAGCTGCTATGATGGATGCGTATATTGCATATAAAGCAAATAAGGATCAATTTGAGTAGGAGGTAACGATGAAATGAGTATCGAAGATGATGAAAAATATTTAGAACATTTTGGTGTTTTAGGAATGCGCTGGGGAACTAGGAGAGGTCAGCTTACACGTAAAAACACAATGGTTAATCGTAAACGTCAAAGTTCTTTAGATAAAAAGGAACTTTCTAGATTAGAAAATAAAAAAAGTTTTCGAAGTTCTCATCAAAAAAGTTTAGATCAAAAGAAAATTGATGTTTTAAAAAAATCTTCAGATTGGAAAAAAGCTGGTATAAAAAGTTATGAAGAATATCAGCGTAGAGAACGTGCTGAAGAATGGCTAGGATCTAAGGGAAGATCTACTCGAGGATTAACTAAGAAGAAACTTAAAGTTGTAGAAAAAGAAATGGCAGCGGATCTTGAAAAATCAAAAAAACAAGTTGCCGGTGCTTTAGTTTTGATAGGAGCAGTTGGAGTATCAGCTCTTATCGGAAAAAAACTTGGGTTT